ATCAAAAATTGTGTGAACAATGGTGGTTTGAAAGAGCTCACCAAGCAATTGAATCAGGTGAATCTAACAAGTTCAATCAGAGGTTGTGGACTATCATTATGAAAAACAAGTTTAAGAACAATTGGCAAGACGAGAAACAGGTAGATATCACAAGTAAGGGAGATAAATTAAATCCATCTGACAACACAATTCAGATTGAAATAATCCGTAAAAATATTGAAGATGAAAGTACACAGTAAAAATGGTAAGAAATCTTATGAGTATAACTATAAAATGATTCCTATCTATGGTGATACTAAAGAACAACTCAAGGAGCATTGCAAGAAAAAAGACATGACCTATACACAGGTAATAAAAGAGTGGTTGGATAAAAAGAATGGGGATAAAGATTAGTACGACAAGGGTGTTCGAAGACCTGATAAACACAGATAAAAGAATTTGTGTATTTCAAGGTTCATCTCGTGCATCTAAGACGTATAACATTTTAATTTATTGGGTTTACAGATTATTACAAGAGAATAACAAAACTCTCTCTATTGTAAGAAAAACCCTACCAGCATTGAAGGGTTCTGTATTAAGAGACTTAAAAGAAATCTTAATTAACTTTGATGTGTATGACCCAAACAAATGGCATTCATCTGATGGATATTATCAATTGGGTTCAAATATGATTGAGTGGTTTAGTGTTGATGATGAAACAAAATTAAGGGGACGCAAAAGAGATTACTTGTTTATGAACGAGGCAACTGAAATCTCTGAAGAAGAATATACCCAACTAATTTTAAGAACATCAGACCGAGTTGTAATTGATTTGAACCCCTCATTATGGAACTCATGGATTTATGACTTAGAAGGTAAGGATGATGTGTTCTACACAATTATAACATATACCGACAATCCATTTTTATCTGAGATTCAGATTAAAGAAATTGAGAAACTACAATTCAGAGACCAAAACTTATGGAGGGTATTTGGTCTTGGACAAAAAGGTGTACCAACCAGAGTAGTATTCAATCACCAACAAGTATGTGATGAGATTCCAATTGATGCAAAGTTACTTGGATACGGAATTGACTTTGGATGGTCTGACCCAAATACTTTGATTGCGGTATACAAACAAGATGAAAATATTTATTGTGATGAATTGTTATATTTGAGACATACAACATTACCTGATTTTATCTATAAGATTAAAGACTTAGAAATTAACTTAAGAGATGATTTTATTTGTGATAGTCAAAAACCTGAAGCCATTGAGGAAATGAGAAGAAACGGGATAAATAGTAAATCAGTTAAAAAAGGAACAATCTTACATGGGATTGATTTAATTAAACGACACAACTTATTTGTCACACCAACTTCAATAAATTTAATAAATGAATTAAACTCCTATATTTGGAAACAAGATAAGAATCTAAAAAACTTGGATGAACCCATTGATAATTTCAACCACTGTATTGACCCGATTCGTTATATCCTTGAAATGAAGATAGGTAAAAAACAAAAGAAATTCGCATTTGTATGATAGAAGTAGTAATTGATGACCAAGTAATTAAGGTCAATCCAAAATTAACGATTGATAAATATCAAAAGATACAGGGAAATACTATTAAGTATTCCAAGCCAGAAGAGATACTTGCTTTATATTTGGAAGTATCCGTAGATGAGTTGAAAGATTTACCTGCAGAAAAAATTAAGTTTGTTGAATCAGCATTATCAAACCACATCTTGCAACCAAAAACAAATGAACTGGTAACCACCTTTGAGTTAAGTGGAGTAACCTATGGATTGGAGAACGATTGGCAAAAAATGACATGGGGACAATGGGTAGACCTTGAGGTATATTCTCAATCAGATAAGTTGTTAGAGAATATCCACTTGATTATGTCACTCCTATACAGACCAGTTAAAAGTGAAAATGGAACAAAATATAAATTGGAAAAGTTTAAGTCAGTAGATGTAATCGAAAGGTCAGAACTCTTTAAATTAAACTTACCTGTAGAAATGTGGTTTGGAGTCTCAAGTTTTTTTTTGCACACATTAAACGAATACATAGCTCGTACAGACATTTCTTTGAAAGTGAAGATGAAGATAGAAAAGAACCTGAAACCGATACTGAAGATACTACCCAAATGGCTCCATCCGAAGCCACTGCAAGATTCTATTTTCAACTAACTTATCAACTCGCAAGTGAAGACATTACCAAAATAGAACAACTCAATGAGCTTAATCTATATTTATGTTTGACGACTGGAGCATTAATTAAAGACAGGATTATTCAACAACAAAACGAACTTAAAAAAATGAAGAAATAAATGACTAATATAATGAATCAATATACCACCTTCCATAAGGTGTTAGATTACCTACAATATTTTCAGGAACAAGCTCCAATGTTAAACACATTTGGTTATGGAAACTTGGTGGATTTTGGAAAGAATATTTCAGGTTCATCTGTGAACTATCCATTCTTATTTGTGGTTCCTCAAGCAATAGAGTATCAGGAGAATATGACAATATATTCTGTTACCATGATTTTTGCTGACATCTTAAATTGGGACTTATCCAATGAAAAGGATTGTGTATCCGACATGAGCATGGAGGCCAAGAGATTCTTAGCCTACTTGAAGTTTGGTTTGAATACCTCACCAATATTATTTGACAACTTGGATGTGAACATGCCAGTTCAAGCAATTCCATTCTTTGAGAGATTTGGAGACCATGTGGCAGGAGTTGCAATGGAAGTCCCATTGATTGTATATGATACATTAGATTCGTGTGATTACTATCCAACACCAACCCCTACTAATACTTCAACAACTACTCCAACTCCAACAACAACTCAAACTCAAACACCAACAGTTACAATTGGGTTAACTCCGACGGCAACACCAACCAATACTGAAACTCCAACGGCAACACCAACCAATACTGAAACTCCAACACCTACCACAACTCCTACTAATACTTCAACTCCAACAACAACACCAACTCAAACACAGACTCAAACACAGACACCTACTAATACTTCAACTCCAACAACAACACCGACTCAAACACAGACTCAAACACAGACACCTACTTGTGGAACTTTTACAACACAATATTTACAGAGTGAAATACAAGGTAATGATAATATAAAATTTACATTATTTAATAACGCCAATTACACAGGTAATGCAAATGCCTTATGTGATTATACAATAGTTGGAAGTTATGATATAACAAGTGGGGCGATAAATGTTCCATATAGTACAGTTATGGCAAATAACGACCATACTCACACTTATTCAACAGGAGCAGGTAATATAAGTGGATTTACAATATCATCGGTTACACCAGTTTGTCCGTGTGTTAATGTTGTATTTATTCCACCTACTCCAACTCCTACGGTTACCACAACTAATACTCAAACTCCAACAACAACTCCAACAACAACTCCAACTCAAACACCTACTCAAACTTTTGCATGGTACACATTTAGTTTAGGTACAGGTATAACTGAAAATGCCGCTTGTTTATCGTATAGTGCAAGTCCAATTACTGTTTATGGGACTATTGCAGGAGGGGCAGTTATTAATCTTGGTGATTACTTATATTTGACAGCATCAATACCATTAACAAATCCCGTACCTGATGGATGGTATTCAAATGGAACCGCCACGTATAATGTTATAGGTGGTCTTGGACAAGTTGGTGGAACAGACCCTAATGGTTGTATATAAAGATGGCACAAGCACCTGATGACATATTGAGAATGTTGGGAGATGTTATTGAAGAAAACATCAAGCTTCAACTATTAAAACCTCGTCAATCACGAGGATTTGATGGTAGGAGCAAAACACCAGGGGCAGTAAACAATCGTGTTTATACAGGTAGATTATTAGATGCCACTAAGGTTAGTTGGAATAGAGACTCAGATGGAAATGTTGATATGGTTCTTGAGTTTCCTGGAGCACCTGAATGGCAAGTTGTAAATCAAGGACGTAGAGGTAAGAGACAATCACCTACATTCAAGTATCCACCACTTGCAATAATAGCCACTTGGTCAAGAACAAGAAGTTCAATCCCACAATTTAGAGATAAAAAAGGGAGGTTTATGTCCAACGATGATAGAGCATTTTTAATACAAAGAAGTATAGGTGAATTGGGTATTGCCCCAACCTTCTTCATTCAAGAAGCAATTAAACAATCAATGGATGACATATCAAAAACTTTTGGTATCTATGGTAGAGCATTTATTGAAGAAATTATAAGACAAAAAATAACAGTTAGAACAGGAATACAATGAGTATATTTTATAGCGCAACACCAGCAGAGTTTCAACCCGTATTATCAGATGGTATATATTTTACATTATCATCGGATACATACAATCCCATAAGCACATTTAAGTTCAAATTTAAGTATGAGCTCTATGTTGATGACGTATTGGTATTTGAAGGTAATTGTACACCAAACCCTTATGGACTTGGGATATTGGATTTACAACAAATCCTTGAAACCTACACAGATTCATTACCCCTATCATATTGGGACACAACTCCAATTTATACACACCAAACATTTCCATTCTCAAGACCTTTAAATACAGAAACTATAAGTTATTATGTAAAGACTGGTTATGAATTTGCAGATTCAGCATTAGGGTCAATCTCAGGATTTACAGGTTATGGAAACGCTTTAGGCCCACCAGGAGTTCAGAGTCTTCCTTATAAAGTATTTCGTTCGACAATGGGTGTAAATCCCAAAGCCACACAACAAAGTTTTAACATAGGTCAATTTGTATTATCAGGAACTCCTGTAGGAACAAATCCAACCACATCTAACTTATTCCTAACAAACGCTCCAAGAACATTGGATGTTTTAGAAGATGACTATTTTACATTAGGGTTCACAAACTATTATCTTTGGTCTGGTGGAACAACAGGGTTCTCTGAAGGGTATTATGTCAAATACACTTTTATTGATGACCAGGGAGCAGTAATCACTGCAACAACATACGACAATATTGTATCAAATGGTGGAGGTCCAAGAACTAGTTGTAATTATGTGTATCAACAATTACCACTACTTTTTCCTGTAACAGGAACAACAGATTACAACACACTCTATGTGGGGGCAGGACCAGCAAACCTACCAAATCTTCCGGCAAATGCTGCTCAATATACCGTTCAGTTATATGGAAAATTTACAGGTTCAACAACTCCAATTCCAGTACCAACAACTCCGACACCAACTCCTTCAGTTACCTCAACTCCAAACTCAACACCAACTCCCACACCTACACCATTCTGTACGGGTTGTACTCAATATAATGTTTCTTATGATGGTTTTATATCATATACCGCATCATACCAAAATTGTTTTACTGGTAAATATGGTACATTGTTTTTACAACCTAACGTAAGTTATACGGTATGTTCTTGTGTTGAACCAGTATTTAGTGTTGGAGGAGCAATTGCAACACCTGCTGGTACTTGTCAAATACTTTATCCAACACCAACACCAACACCTACACCATTCTCATGTAATTGTGTAGAATATACCGTAGTTAATAACTCACCATATACTGATAAACTTACATGGTTAGATTGTAATGGAGTACCTCAATCATATAACTTACCAGGTAATACTTCAAAGGAACCATTCTGTGCATGTAATGGTACATTAACATACCAATATTCTGATGTAACTATTTCACAAGGAGGATGTGGACCTACACCAACAGCTACACCAACACCTACAACCACACCAACAGCACATTGTGCAACTTGTTACCCTATTAATATATCAAACAACTCTAGTGTTAATAGTTGTTTTGTTCAATACTATAATTGTTCAACAAACACATGGGTTTCAGTTACATTATCACCGCTTGGGACATTATATGTTGCTTGTGCTTGTACTTCAATTGTAGAGTCCTGTGATGACGTAACAGTAACGACTGCAGGAGGTGCCTGCAACTAAATAAAATAAAATAATATAACTATGAAAAAGATACAAATATTAGCTTTAATTAGACATATACTTACATTCGTTGGAGGTATATTAATTATGAAAGGTGTTTTAGATGAAACAACCTTTACAGAAATAAGCGGAGGATTACTTACTTTAATCGGTGGTACTTGGAGTATTTTAGAAAAGAGATAAAATGGCAATAACCCCACAAACTCCACCAACAACATATACTGAAGGAAATTGTGTTGAATACCAACCAATATCTGAGGTATTCACATTCAACTTGAATTGTGGTGTAAGTCGTTCACAGAATCAACATATTCAATTAATGTTCTTGAATCGATATGGACACTACGATTATGTTAGACTAATGTTTAATAGATTTCAAGGTTTATCTATTGACCGACAACAATACAAATCACTGAACATTGATTGGGGTTCAGACAATCCAATAAAGACGCAATATTCTCGTGGATTAAATGACTCCGATGTTGTTATGGTTGAAACCGTATTGGTTAATTCAGGATTTGTAAATCAACCTACATTCCAATGGTTAGAGGAATTATATACCTCAAATCTTGTTTATGAAATTACAAGTGATGGAGGACTTGCTCCTGTGAATATTTTAAACACAGAATTTGAGAAAAAGATACAAGGTAACAGAACTGTATTTAATTTAGAATTACAATATGTTTACAGTAATAACATCAAACTTTTAGGAAAATAATATTTTGGATACAATACTATTAGCACAACTTGAGGATAATACTTGGCAGCGTATTGATGTTTTTGAAGACATTCCAATTACTCTTACAATTCAACAGAATGATATTAGTGATTTGACTAGTCGTAGAGTTCCATATTCTAAAACAATTCAAATTCCTGATACCACTAATAATGCACAAATATTTGAACATTACTATGAGGTAAACGGAATTTTATTTGACCCACTACAAAAGATTTCATGTATTGTTCAATACAGAGGTACAGATATATTTCAGGGAATAATGAGATTGAACTCTGTAACCACAAACAACGATGAACGATTATACGAGATTTATTTGATGGGTGAGGTAACTGACTTCACAGCTCCACTTAAAAACCTTCAATTACAAGATTTAGACTATACAGACTTACTTCACGAACTGGCATATTCATCAGTTACTCAATCTTGGGAATGTGTAAACGATGGGGCCTCAGGATTATTTAACGGACAAATCATATATCCCCTTATTAACTATGGTTTAGATTATCAGGGTTCAAGTGATAGTGGAGCAACCCCGACATTTACTTATGACTTTGATATGCCAAGGTCATTTGACTCAGCGTCATTTCCTGTTCAACCATCAATGTTCAAACCTGCAATCCAACTAAAATCAGTATTGGATAGAATGATTAGTCAGACAGACTATACAATTGTGTCAGAGTTTTTTGATTCACCTTATTTTACTTCAATCTACATGGACACATTCCAAAATGGAAAGATTGGAAATGATTATGTTTCAGGTGTAACTAACCAAAATATATTTAGGACTTATATGACTGCCCAACCATATTCGTATGATAAGGATACATTTCATAACTTACCTTTTAGAGATAACATAGGACCTGCATATAACCCTTTAAACAATTATCTTAATGGATTAGGTGCTGGTGGTAGTAACTCAGTCTACGCCAGCTTTCAAGTTCCTTATGCAGGAAACTACGGATTTAATATTAGGTTTAATGTACTCACCAATGACGCTTGTATTTGGCTAGCAATATTAGTTCCTGATATTGTTATTAGAGCATACAGACACACCAGTCAATTTTTTATAGTAGAAAACGGAACCATGTTTTATGAATCCGCACCAATTAAATTATCTCAGGCATATCGTGACGATTTCTTTAATTTAGGTAGTGGTCCCTTACCTGTTAATTTATTTTTTAACGATTCATTTGTGGCAGGTGAATTTATTAAAGTTGTAATATTTGATAAGACCAATTTTGTTAGTAGTTGCATTGGAGGTTCAGACGGAATATATAGAATTGAAGCATATAATGATGGAACACTTATTGACCCCCTACCATTATATGAATTATACGAATCACCAGTTATTCCAAATGAACTATTAGATATAAGATTGGGTATTCCAAATATAGATTGTGTTCAATTTTTAAAATCTTTAATAACAATGTTTAACCTTGTAGTTACACAGGATGAACAAGCAAAAACTTTAAGGATTGAACCATATACTTGGGAGTATAACAACGAAGATAGAACTGTTAGGGATTGGACTCAAATATTAGATTTAAACTCTGATGTTAAAATTGAACCACTATCCTTTAATTTATCAAAAGACCAAACATGGACTTACCAATTTACAGATAATGAATATCTACCAAAATTATGGCATGACCAATATGATTATGTATTTGGTCGTGAAAGATTTACATCAGCTTCTAATTTCTTTAGTGGTGAAAAAATATATGAGGTACCATTTGGTTCATGTCCTACATCAGGTGTGACCAATGCACCCAACTTTATTATACCACAATTTTATTATAATAATAATCAACAACAAGCACCATATGCAACAAAACCACATTTGTTCTTTTGGGTGGGAAATAGATTAGCATATAAAGACGCACTTAAAACACAACAAGGGTCGTGGTATTTGTCTTCAGGTAATACCCCCATTGAATGGACAACTTATCCTGCGGTATCACACTTATCAACAATAGACTCACAACTATCTGCAATTATATCAGATTTAAATTTTAGAAGCACATTTGATTTCTTTGGTAATAGTAATACACAGATACAACAATTCACAGATTTTAATATCTATAATGTCTTTTGGAGAAGTTTTACTGACAACCTATATGACCCAACAGGAAGACGATTAACGGGTAATTTCTATTTCCGACCTATTGATGTATATGAAACAAAATTAAATGATAAGATATGGATTAAAGATTCTTTTTATACAATTGAAAAAATGTTTGATGCCGATTTGGTTAATAAAAGACTTACCAAAATATCTCTAATAAAAGAGAACATACCATATTATAAAGTTGAACCACCAGCACCAATTTATATTTATGGGCCAAATGAACCATATCCTATACCAGAGAACTTCTATTATGATTTAGCATATATCTCAACAAACCAAGCTTCTGTGTGTGATAACACTGCAACTCAATATACTTACTATTCTGAAAACAATAATTTTATTATTGAAAATGATGATATAATTTACTTAGATTTATTAACTCCTGAATTACTACCAATGGGAACATATATCCAACAAGTTGGTCAGACAACCACGTTTGTATGTGTTGATACTTATGGTAGAGTATTACAAACCACTTGTTAAAATTATGGCAGAAACTATTGCTCTTAATATTGTCCTCAATGGTGTTCCCCAAGCGGTATCAGGTATTGAACAACTTGAATTACAATTAAAACAAGCCAAGCTTGAATTGTCTGAAATGCAGGTGGGCACTGCAGGATTCACAAAACTATCGGCTGAAATTAAAACTGTAGAAGGTGATTTAAAAGCATTACAAACTTCTGCAGGAAATACAGGTAGAGACCTCGGCACTAAGTTGGGAGATTTGGCAAGATTAGGTGGAGCGATAGGGGCATCATTTGCTGCGGCATCATCAGCCTTTTCTTTATTTGGTAAAGAGAGTGAAGCAACCACAAAGGCTTTAGCTGAAGCCCAAAACTTATTAGTAATTGCATTGGGAGCTCGTCAAGCGGCGGAAGGTCTTGCGGTTATTAAAACTGTCGCACTTGACTTTGCAACTAAGGCTCAGGCCCTCTCAACAAAAACTGCCAATGCAACAACTAAGGCATTCTATTTAACTCTCGCTGCAAACCCATATACCGCCATTATAGCGGGGATTGGATTAGTAGTTGGGGCATTAATAATGTTTTCAGGTAAAAGTAAGGAGGCAACTAAAAGACAACAAGAAAGAGTTGCCTATTTGAAAGCCCAAAACGAAGAAGAGAAAAAAGCGGCAGAATTTATTGGAAAAGAAAGTTCCGCCTTTGTTGGTCTTATTGGACAATTAAAGGTGACTAATGCTGGTAGCAAACAAAGAAAAGATTTAATAAAAGAAATAAATTCAACTTATAATACAACATTAAAAAATTTATCAGATGAAACGGAATTTCAAAAACAACTTAATTTAGAAGTTGTAAATTATATTGCTTATCAAAAGGCTAGATATAAATTACAACAGTTTGATAAAGCCATACAAGAGAACCTTGAAAAACAATCTAAATTAGAAAAAGAATTAGTAGATGCTCAAAAAGAATATAACAGAGAATTTAATATAACATTAAGACAGGATGATTTATATGCTGGTACAAGGGAAGCAAATTTAACAAAATATCAGGCACAAATTGACGGTATAAAAACTAAAATATCAGATGCAGATTTAAGATTAACATCATATTATAAAACTACTTTAAACACTAATGAAATAATTGAAGAACTTACTGGTGGAACAAACAAATATACTAAATCAACAAAAGAAAATACTGAGAACATAGATAAGAATACAGATGCTAAGGATGACAATATTGAGGCAACTGAAACACAAATTAAATTAGCTAAAGATTTAGAAAATGCCCTCAACAATGAAATAGATTCATTACAGAAAGCCGTTGATGCCTTTAATAAGATTGCTGAGTCTGAGAAAATTGATATCAGTGAACCACAAATTTTAACAACAATCAAAGAATTAAAATCGGCAATTGATGGTTTTATTCCTGACACAATTCAAGATAAGTTTAAACAAATTGGTTTAGAGGTAGAATTTATTGATGGTGAATTTAAAGTACTTAAAAATACTTTAGAGTCAACCACAGATGTTTATGGGGAATTTGTTGAAGGTCTAAGAAAAACATTAAGTACAGGGGCATTAAATCAATCAATTGAAGATTTTGCAATTACTGCAAATAAAGCTTTAGATGATGCCTCATTAAGATTTCAAGAAGGTATCATTACTAAAGAGGCACTTGAGGCAACAGAGACTCTAATTCAACAGTACAAAGATTTTAATAAGGTTGTAAAGGAACTACCTAAAGGAGTTCAGGATATTTTTACACCTACAGCATTAGAAGAATATCTTGGTATTGTTAAAAATATTGCAATTGCAACTGGTGATATTCAATTTGAAAGAAGTGTTAATGGTGAAATTGTAAAGATAACAGAATCTACCATCAAATTATCAGATGAATTAAACAATCTTGAAAAGTTTACAAAAGAAACCACAGCGGCATTAGTTAAACAATATACAGAAGTATTTGGCACAAATTTCACAGAAAAACAATTTAAGGCAACAATTGATAATTTAGTTAAAACTAAAGCATTAAGTGAAGAACAAGGAAAAGACCTTAAAGAAAAGTATGGTGAGTTTGCTTCTGAAGGGAAAAATTTAATTGAAGAATTATCTAAGGCTCAATCAAACGCATTAAATAAGACCGTTCAAAATATTGTTGCTGAAGAAGCTCAAATCAGAACATTCTTATTTCAAGTTCAAGATGAAAGAACCAAAGCATTAGAAGTTCAAGGTGATGTACAATCTCGTGTGTTCTTAAACAACTTGGATTTGTTTTATGAGTATACCCAAGAACAAAATAAAATTGTTGTAGATGATGATAAGACTTCAGCACAAAAGAGAATAGATATTATTCAGGCCTTTGCTGACAAGAAAATTGACATTACAAATCTAAGTGAGTCAGAAATTGATAAGATTATTGCTTTCTATTTAGAGAAACAAAAAAATGCCCTTACAGAAGAACAAGAGGCATTTCAAACAAGAATTTCAAATATTCAAGCCAACATTGAAGTATTTCAATCAGCACTAAACTCATTGTCTCAAACAACATCTCTTTATTTTGATGCACAATTTGACCAATTAGAAAAAAGAAACCAAAGAATACAAGCGTCAATTGTTGGTGATTCTGCGGCAGCAAATCAAAAAAGATTGGAGGCTGAAAAGTCATTCCAAATTCAAAAGGCAGCACTTGAAAAGAAGGCAGCAAAAACTGCATTAAGAATATCCTTAGCTCAAGCCTTAGCAAACACCGCAGAAGCTATAACCAAATTGGCGGCAATCACAGGTGGTATTGGAGCTGTAATTGGTGGGGCAGCAATTGTCGCATTCAACGCAATACAAGTTGGTATTATTGGTAGTCAGTTGGCAAATATTGATTCTTACAGACGAGGTGGTAAAATCTCTAATGGTAAATTCGCTGGTGGTGGATTGGTCTCAGGACCTTCACATGAATATGGTGGAGTTAAATTTGCCGGTGGTGGAATTGAGTTAGAAGGAAATGAAGCTGTCATCAACAGAACGTCAACAATAAACTACATGGGACTATTAGACCAAATAAACCAAGCAGGTGGAGGAAGACCAATTACTCCAGCACTTGATGATTCAAGAATTGTTGAAGCAATTGCAAAACAACGAAACACTCCAATCAGAGCATATGTTGTAGAATCTGATATTACCGCTAAACAAGAAACAGCAAGACAACTTGAGAGATTAAGTCAGTATTAATATAACTATTTATTAAAGATGTATAAAGTAATAGAACTTGAAGTAAACCCCGAAATATCAGGTGACACTGGTGTATTTGAAGTGGCATGGGTAGAATATCCAGCAATTGAACAGGAATTAATGTATTTCAATAAACAGAAATTCTACAAGGCACCTGACAATGTGTCTGCAAAGGCATGTCGTGCCATCAAGGAGAATGAGGAAAGGGGAAATCCTGCAGCAACTCAAACAGGAAAAATCAGAGCACAACAACTTTGTTCTCGTGATGAGATTTCATTGGAGACTGTAAAGAGAATGAAATCATATTTGGAAAGAGCTGCAACTTATTATACAGGAAACTACGATGACAATGGAACCATCTCTTATGACTTATGGGGTGGTAAACCAGCGTTGGAGTGGGTAGATTCAATCTTAAAGGAATTAGAGATGGGAGTTCAAGACTTTGTTAAACCAGGTTCAACAGAATCCAAAGACGAGTTCATTGGTCGTTGCATATCCTATGTTATAAACGAGGGTAAGACTCAAGACCAAGCCGCAGGACAATGTTACGGTATGTGGGAGAATAGAAACTTCTCAGCAACAAGAGTTGGTTTTGAATGGGAAACTTTAAAGACACCTACAGGATTAAGAATGTTTAAAAATGAAATGAGCCGAGGTTCATTACCAATTATATTCATACAGGGATTACCAACTAAAGACCTTATTGATTTTACCAATCAATATCGTATTCCTGTAACAGCAATCCAAATGTATTCAACAAGAACTGAGAAGGTAGATTTGATTAGAAGAATGGAATTACCAAGACATTATGATTCAGATTTTAATGTAAGACAAGAATTAGGACCTATAGCAATTAAATTTGACTATGATACTGCAGGTTTACCAGCATACGAGAACTATCCATCAAGTGGAGATACGGACTCAATGTTGGTTGAACAAGAATTACCACCAGTATTATTTGAAGGAGATTGTGGTTGTGGTGTTGGTGGACTATTTGAAGGATTGGAAGACGCATGTTGGGAGGGTTATATTGCAATTGGAACAAAAATGTTAAATGGTCGTGAGGTTCCAAATTGTGTCCCAAAAGAAGAGTTTGAAAAGTTTCAAATGTTTCCTGGTCAAATTGGAATCATAGATGGAAATCCAATATTTGAGACCATTGAAGATGCTGAGAACCACGCAACAATGATTGGTTGTGTTGGTCATCACCAACATGATGAGGGTTATATGGCTTGTGAGACACATCCTGAATCATTTGGTGTTGAAGATTATACTGAAGAAGAAATTGAAACAGTTAAATTGTTAAAGTTCTTAGCTGAGACTGACCTTGAAAAGTTTGAATCAATTACAGGAGCGATGAGAGGTTCAACAGAACAGGAAATCTACAGGAGAAACCACAAGACACCAACCATATATTTCAAATATGAAAGAATATTATCAGGTTCACCTGACAGAGATTTCTGTGATTCAATAGAGAATAGATATTTCCGTAGATTAGAAATAGATTTATTAAAAGATACCAATAAAGAATTTGGACATAATGGAGAATCTTATAGCAAATACTTATATAAGGGAGGGCCTAATTGTATTCACGCTTGGCGAAAATATTTGTTTCAAGAGAATAATATGGTAGACCAAGGAATGGCAGATGGAATTGCTGGTGTCCCACCAAAGTCATTACCAAACAACGGATACTTTAGTCCTGAAACAAAAAGAAAATCTGAGGTCGCTTATATCATATCACAACAGAACATGAACTCTGTATCTTATATGAAAGATATTGAATGTGTATTTGGTGATGTATGTAAACCAAACTTGAATAAAAATACAGAACAACTCTTTGCGGCAAAAACTGAAGAGCGAATGATATATACGCCTCTAATGATACCGGATATTTTAATTCCAAGAATTGATGAGGTAACAAATGAGAAATATTACGTAAAATTTACACCACAAACCATTGTTACTATTAGGGATAAGTTCATGTCAGAACTAAGAAATCGTATGACCAACTATGAACATAGTGATAAAAAGTTTGAAGATTTGGTTCTCGTGGAAACTTGGATTATAAAAGGTGAAAAAGATAAATCATATGAATTAGGTTTTACACAAGAACAACTTCCTTTTGGAACTTGGATGTCAGCATATAAAGTATTGGACACACCTGAAGGTAACGAGGTTTTAAAATTAATTAAAGAAAGAAAAATTCAAGGAGCAAGTGTCGAAGGAAATTTCCTACTTAATTTTTCAAGAGAAAAAAGAGACGAAGTTATTTTAAACAAAGTTATTGATATTCTAAATTCTTTCTATGGAATTTAATTTCTTTCTGTCTTACAAACAATGTGATATTTATATACGTAATATTTTGTATTTAATACAAAAAAAAAAATAAACAAACATAAAATTTAAATGAATGATAGCAACAGAAGCATTAAACAAAATCGCTGATTTGTTAGGTCTTAAATTTAAATCTGAAAAATTTTCTGTAACCAAGTTAATTGACAACATGACAACTATCACCAATAATAGTGAAGACCCTTTCTCGATTGGGGATGAGCTATTTGTTGTTGGAGAAGATTCTATATTGAAACCTGCACCGAGTGGAGAACACAAAACTCGTGATGGTATTCTTAGTAGTAGGTGAGGATTCACGTATTTCTAGAATTGAAGAAATAGAAGAAGCCTCAACTGAAGTTGAAGTGAATGAAGTAACTATGGCGAAAGCAACATTATCAGATGGAACTAAGATTTTAACCGATGAAGATGGCAAATTTGAAGTCGGGCAAAAATTGTATGTAATCACAAAAGAAGATGAAAAAGTATCCGCACCTGAAGGGGAGCACACAACTGATTCTGGTATCGTCCTAACCGTAGATGGTAAGGGTGAAATCACAGGAGTGAAGTATCCTGATGAGACTGCTGAAGGTTCTTTATCACTTGAAGATTACAAAAATGAAATGAAAAAAATGAAGGAGGCGATGTCAGGAATGGTATCAATGATGTCCAAGTTCAGCAAGGAATTTGATTCCTATAAAACCGATTATGAGGATTTCAAGAACTCCCCTGTGTTTGATAAACCAGTGGCACGTAAGACCTTTGCAAAAGAAAATATTGCTGATGCGAAAGTTGCTTTCTTGAGAAATGCATTAAAAAATTAAATTAAATTAGAAAATAAAATGGAAAAGAAAATGTATAAAAAAGGTGAGGTATCATCCTTCTCTTTTAACTATGATTTAGCATCGCTTCCAACATATAACTCATACGGTGATGATATGTTGATTAAGGCGTTCTTAGGTTTGACGTTACCAAAATATTCATCTGTTAGACCAAACTTAAAAGGAACAACTGAAAAAGTAGGTTTCGTAACAAATGATGTTATTTTACAAGACCTAGCATGTGGTTTTGACCCAACAGGAGACACTGTTCAAAATGTCGTTACAATTAATTTGTGTAATAAAAAAGTAAACCAACAGTTATGTCCTTACAATTTGTATGATACATATTTGTCTCAGTATTTAACTGATGCTAACTTCCAAGAGTCAGTTCCTTTTGAGGAAATAATTCTTGAAGATATCGCAAACAGAACTGCTAACCAAATAGAATTACAATTGTGGAGAAACTCTACAGCGAGTGGTGGAACTGTTTATAACAGTCAATGTTTTGATGGTGTTATTAGATTGATTACTTCAGGTAATGGAGCGAGTCAAATTACTTACACTGCTGCTACAGCAACAAATGGTTTAGATGTATTCACAACTTACTACCAAAATATCCCTGAGAATGTATTACACAGAGATGACTTAGTTATCTATTGTGGTTATTCTGACTACAGAGCTTTGGTAGCATCAATGAGAAACAACTCATTCATTAACTTGTTCACAGACCCAACTGGTATCGCTACTGAAGGTTCTGATTGGGGTGTTATCCTACCAGGTTCAAATGTAAGAGTAGTACCTACTCAAGGTCTTACAGGTCAATCTAAAGTATATGCAGGTCCTGCACAATACATCATGGTTGGTATGAATGCTGAGATGATGACTCAAAGAGCAATGTATGACCCCTTTGAGGACATTGTAAAATTAAACTTACACGCTACTTATGGTGTGGGTGTATTCTCTGTTGACTCTTGGGTAGTTGCAGCATAAACTAATAAACCTTAAAATTAAAAACTGAAAAAAAAATGAGTTGTTATATAGAAAGTGGGTTTCAATTAGATTGTAGAAATGCAAGTACTGGTGGATTAAATGCGGTTTGGATTCTTGGAAATTCAGGAAATACAATTACTGCATGGACATCTAACGCAAATGAGCAAATCACTGCGGCATCAGGTTCTGGTGTATTTTACAAATTTGAACTTACAAAACAGGGGTCTTCATTTACTGAAGACATTGGTGTAAACACAACAGCGCAATCTGTTGTATTCCAACCAACATTGGTAATGAACTTACCAAGATTAAATTATGAATTACGTTTAGTATTCCAAAATTTAGTAAATCAAAATAATATATTCTTTATTGTCAAAGATAACAATGGTCAATATTGGTCAGGTGCATGGCAAAATGGAGCATTGGTTACCTCTGGTGGTCTTGCTACAGGACTTGCATACACAGACCTTAATGGTATGAGTGCATTGACTATCGTTGGTGGTGAACCAAATGCGACACAAGAAATCCTTGTGACTACTACTCTTGGAGCAGTATTTACAGGTATTACAGTATCTGCAGAATAATATTATTATAAATAAATTTGGGTACCCTTCAGTTTGGAGGGTGCCCTTTTTTTAAGCCAAGAACAAAAAAATGAAGTGGAACGGTAGAAGTTATAGACCATCAAATGCACAATTTATTACAAAGAAAAAACCTTTTGATTTTCAAGAAGCATTAAAACCATATGGTGAAAAAGAAATGCCGGTATGGAGTGCCATTGTTGGTGTGAATAACGAAAGTGAAAACATAATCCCAACAACACCAACACCAACCCCTTCTAATACTCCAACAGGGACTCCTGCAGTCACTCCTACAAATACTCCTACGGTTACCCAAACGCCAACGAATACTAATACGCCAACACAAACAAATACTCAAACTCCAACTAATACTCAAACTCCAACTAATACTGAAACCCCAACACAAACTCCAACGAATACTGAGACTTCAACACCTACTCCGTCAATAACTCCAACTTCAAGTCCTATTCCAACTGTAACAAACTTTACAACAACAACTACTTGGACTGCACCTGCAGGAGTAAGTTCAGTTACTGTTGAAGCTTGGGGTGGTGGTGGAGGTGGAGGTTCCTCTTGTGGTCAAGGTGCTACCGGTGGTGGTGGTGCTGGTGGTTCTTATGCCAAAAAAGTTGTTAGTGTCACTCCTGGAGGAGTTTATACTGTTACAGTTGGAACTGGAGGTAGTGCAGGAAATTCAAGTTCATGTACTTCAGGAGGTAAAGGTAATGGAAGTTGGTTTAATTCAGCAGCAACAATTTTTGCTGAAGGTGGAAATGGTGGCTCGAATGCAAATAGTAGCCTTCAAAATGGAGTTGGTGGTACTGGCTCAACTGCATTGTCTATTGGTGATGTATTATATAGGGGAGGTAATGGAGGACAGGGAGCTTCATATACTACAGGTTCTGGTGCTGGAGGAGGAGGTGCTGGTAATAGTGTAATAGGAAATAATGCAAGTTCAAATACCGCTGGTAGTGGTGGAACAGGAAATCCTGAAGGTGGAAATGGTGCCGCAGGAGTAACTGGTTCTGCTAATGGAGTTAACGGAAATACAACAAGTGGTGGTGCTTCAGGAGGATGTGCGAATACAAACATAAATACTGGAGGAGGAACTGGAGCAAGAGGTTATTTAAGATTAACTTATTAACAATGTATCTAATAGAAGGAATTGCCTTTGATTCTTATGATATTGAAAGTGTAAAACTAAATCTTTTTACCTGTGTTTTAACCTTGAATGTAATATACCATAAAGACAATAAAAAAATAACAAGAGTAAAAGAGTTTATATTTCCAACCACTTGTGATGTTGATATAAATGAATATATTAAAAAAGTTGAAACACTAATACATGGGGAGAACATTCTTTAATAAAAAGTTTAGTGACTATTTGGGAGAACAAAGAGCAATAGATGATATTGTTTCATATTTTGTTGTTGACCCAACTGCCACTCCAACGCCAACTCCTACGCCAACTCCGTCAATAACCCCTACTAAAACTCCAACCCAAACTCAAACGCCAACACAAACTAATACACAAACTCCTACTAATACGTCAACAGGGACTCCTGCTTCAACAACGACTCCTACACCAACAACAACCCAAACTAATACTTCAACACCTACCACTACCCCTACTAATACTCCAACACAAACTAATACTTCAACACCTACTAAAACTCCAACCCAAACTCAAACGCCAACTCAAACTAATACTTCAACACCTACTAAAACACCAACACCTACTCCAACACCTACAACAACACCACCAGCAGAATTTTATTTTAGATTAATATTACAAAATAGAACACCTGGTTTAAATACTCCAATACCTTCAACAACAGGTTTTACTATAACACACAACGCAATTACTTATGACGCTTCTATTCTTACTGGAAGTACTGCTTTATATTGTGCTGTAGGTCCCAATGTTCAAGGAACTACTGGAACAACTTATACATTTGTGTTAGATATTTTAGACCCTAATTATCAAATTGCGGCATCATCTGGTCTTGCCTTTGGATATTATTTTGATACAATGGATTATGTTTTAAATAATTTTATTGGTTACAGTTCTGGAATTTATGAATGGGAGGCAACTTATAATGTATATTTAAATAGTATATTACAATATACTCAATCAGGAACTACTATTGGTTTTTATGATTATCTTGTTTCACTTCCACCTTGTCCTCCTTTATATCTTATAAATGCCGATGACAATAGTTTTTATGTAGAAGAAATTCCAGTTACCCCAACACCTACTAATACTTCAACACCTACCAAAACTCCAACCAATACTCCAACCACTACTCCTACTAATACTGAAACTCCAACAAATACTCCTACAAATACTCAGACGCCAACTAATACTTTAACTCCAACCAATACTGAAACTCCAACCAATACTCCTACGAATACTCAGACGCCAACTAATACTTTAACTCCAACTAATACTTTAACTCCAACCAATACTCCAACTAATACTGAAACTCCAACCAATACTCCTACGAATACTCAGACGCCAACTAATACTTTAACTCCAACTAATACTTTAACTCCAACCAATACTCCAACTAATACTCAGACACCAACCACTACACCAACACCTACACAAACATCTACACCAACTAATACCTCAACTCCTACATCAACACCAACCTCAACTTTACCTGTTACTACTCCTACACCTACTCCTACACCTACACTTACGACAACACCTAATTCTGTTTGTCCTGTAGAGTTTGATTTAACATTATCAACACAAGGATTTGATGGAACTTACAATAGAAAATATGATTGGACTGGCGGAACATTTACTTATGGATATTATGAAGTAGCGGCCCCACCATTAGATGGAAGGGTAGGAACTGCTCCTGATGGATATAATTATCCTGTTTATCAATCAGGACCTAATAAGTTTATCTCAAGAATGTTTGCAGGTTCTACTGATACAGGTTGGGCAACAATACAGGGAAGTGACCCATGGAATACAACAACAGGAGCTACTCTAATACAGAACAATTATAATAGTTATATTCAAGATGGCTCAGTTAGATATTTACAAAATGGATTAAACCAAACAACTCCTCCAGGTACAATTCAAAGTTTCTATTTAACATACCCACTAATTTGTCCAACCCCAACTCCTACGGTTACCACAACTAATACTCCAACTCCTACGGTTACTACAACAAATACTCAAACTCCTACATTAACCCCTACGGCAACATTAGTACCTGCTTTTGATGCTGATGCTCAAGCATTCTTTAATCGTGTTACCGCTGCTGGTGGTAGTTTAACAAATACAGAAGAAACCGCAGTAAATCAATTAGTTCTTGATATGAAGTCAAACTCTATTTGGGGATTAGTTAAAGCCGCTTATCCGATGGTCGGAGGTTCTTCTGCGTCTTGTGCTCAAAACTTAATGAGTTCTGGATTTACAGGAACATTTAATGGTGGTTGGACTATTTCAAGTACTGGTGTATTGGGTAATGGTTCAAATACTTATATTAACTCACAACTTAATCCTACTACTGAATTAGGTTTAGATTCAACACATATAGGGTTCTATTCAAGAACAAATTATAGTGAACCATCAACCGCAATAGATATTGGAGCGGTAGGTTCTGGTTCACAAGGTAATTTGTATATTCTTGGTTGGGGGGCAAATGATGCTTACCACTCAAACAATTCATTGCTTGAAGACACTGGTGGAATGTCATCACCAACAAACTCATTAGGATTTATTATCAATAATAGGAACTCTTCAACTGAAATGTCCGCATGGAGAGCAGGAACAGAATATACTGATAGCACAACTAATGCTGCCACATCATCTTTACAACCAAATGTTAATATATTTTTAGGAGCATATAATAGTGGTTCTGCGGTATACTTTACAAGTAGAGAATACGCATTCTTTACTATTGGATTAGGATTAAGTGATACAAATGCGACAAATTACACAACTATAGTTCAAACATTCCAAACAACATTAGGAAGACAAGTATAAAATAAATAAAAGAAATGATATATCTAAATCAAGGTCAGAATAACGAAGCGGCTGCCATCTGTTCAAGAAACAAGTGGTTGACTGGTTCTGTGTCCTATCTTTGGTCAATGCAACATAAATTGTCACAAGAAAGATTTCGTTTTGTACCTTATTTAATTCCGTCAACAGCTTCATTTAGTCCACCTTATGACCTATTTTGTATAAACATTGATGATTCAATTCCTGAAGTATTAACAGGAACAACCTCATGTGGTCAAACCAATGTTCATTTGATACCAGGTGAATATGACCTCAAGGTATATGAACAATCGTATACTCTGTCAGGTAATACGAATCCTCAATATGCATACGATGTGGTATATGAAACACTGGTAAATGTGGTAGGGGTTAATGGTTATGACCCTACCGTTTGGTCGGGAACATCAAATACTTATATTGTGTATAATCCGAATAACGATTAAAATATATGAAAATTAGTCAAATGAACTTTGCCGTAGACAACGTAGACCGTTGGGTAGAGAAAATGTATAAGAACGAACCATTTGTAAGATGGGGTTTAGATAACATGGAAGTGGAGAGATTGTATTGGTATACAGATTTCTCACCAATACATAATGCTTGTATTCGTGCCAAAGTTAATAATTCGGCAGGACGTGGATTTACTAATGATTATAAAATTAATACCAAAGAATCTTTGAATGATGTTTTAAAACAAATGTTATTTGAGTATGTCGTTACAGGTAATCTCTTCTTGGAACTGGTATGGAAAAAAGACAGGAGACAAGGTATTTCAGGTTTCCATGTTATTCCATCAAAATACATGAGAGCCAAACAACCAAAAGATAATGAATTATATTCTGATACTTGGTTCTATTGTCACGATTGGGCAACATGGAAAAAGGCAGGAATTGTTGAACTAAAAGAGTTTGACCCAAATTCTTATGAAGACAGACAAATTATTGCAATCAAACAATATCAACCTGGTTACATTTATTATGGGTCAGCTGACTATGCCTCAAGTCTATTGGATATTCGTTTATCTCGTGCAATCTCTGAACATAATCTTCACAACATTTATAACGGAGCATCACCTTCACTTTGGGTTCACTTACCTGAACAAGGTCCTGACTCACAAAATGACCAAGAGAACATCTTAAAGAGATTGGAAGAAAGATATGTTGGTTCATCAAATGCTGGTCGTATCATTGTAAGTTGGGGAGGACCTGAAGGTGAGAAACCTGAAATTACCCAAATCCAATCAAATCTTCAAGCAGGAATGTTTTCAGAGATATTTGCTTTGGTTCGTGAGAACATCTTGGCAGGACATCAGATACCTGACGCATCACTATTGGGATTACCTCAACCATCAGGATTCTCAAGTCAGGCAGACCAACTTGAAACTGCTCACAAACTATTTATGAGCACAACAATAAAACCACTTCAACAATTTTTAATTCGTGAGTTAAAACCAATTTTAGAATTGATGT